GCACTTTCAATTCTTACAACTGCCCATTCGGGCTCATTTGTAGAACCGTTAGTTTCTCCTACAGTAAAAACCATACCCTTGATAAGCCAATCAACAGATGCACCAGAACCGTCATCAACGGTATACGTAAGATTACTGCCCTGCGCTGGAACAGTATGAGTAGCATCAAGAGCAAAGCTCCTGTCTGTCATCTGAATCTTATTTCGGTCTTTTAACCATCGGAATTGCGGGTCATCCGTTGGAACTTTTGCAACCTTGGACAGGTAGACAAAGAACGGAGACTCTTCAGGTGCTAAATCAGCGATTCTATCACTGAAATTATATAACCTTCTAGAGTGAACCGTGCTGTCAATCGCTGCACCGGGGTCACCAAATTTCAACGGGCCGGGGTTATTATATGTTGCCATATTTTATACCCTCCCTTTTTTAATTAAAGTACACTATTTCGGCTCCCAGCCGCAACTACTCGGTCCCACACCTTTTTATCTTCGGTTTTAGGAGAACTTGTTGGCCCTCCCTGTAGAACACCAGCCGTGCGCGGCTGCTCTTTTGCGGATTGAACCGCTTGAGCCGTATCGGAAACGTTACCAGATTTGTTAACGTCTCGATATAATTTAACCAGATTCGATAAACCAACCTGTTCTTTGGGCTGTGTAACAAACTGCATAAACCTTTGAACGTCTCCATCTGTAAATTTATACGTATTACGAAGCTCATTAACTGTATTGTTGTATGTTATCTCTTCGGTCATCTGTCTTTTCTGCTCACCCAAAGCTGAATCCACTATCCCTTTCACATTTTGCATTTCTTGAGTCATGCGAAACCTGTAAGATGGTGATTCAGGATTGTAATAAGCTTCCCAAGGGTTAAAGTCCTGTTCGCTTAACGCGTTTTGACTATTTGGTTGAGCTGGCTGTTGAGGATTTGACAATCCATCTTGCAGTGTTTGTACGAGGTCTGGTCTTGATTCCAATAAATCACCCAGAGGTTCAAGGCGTTGAAGCTTTGAATTATCTGATTGTGATTTATCATACATGGACTGGAACTTTTTAGCTTCCAGTTCCCAATCTGTTGCCGGAACCGTTTCGCTAATAACTTCCTGTTCGGGTGCTGAAAAATCAACAGATTCTCCAGAAACCGGTTCTTCAGTTATCGGACCTTCCCGTACTACTTCCCGCACGATATCCATATCGGTTACCTCAATATCGCCAGTGTCTTGTGTTGCCTGTGTCTGTGTTACGTCCATTTTATCTGTCCCTTCAGATGTCTCTTAAGCTTCTGGAGTTGAACTAGCTTCTTTTGATACATTTGCTAATTTCTCCGCTTCGAGCTTCACCTTATTTTGTAGATTATTTAGTTGAACTCTCCTGTCAGATTTGGCGTCTGATGCAATATCTGCGAGTCGAGATTTAAATTTCTCAACCTCAACCCGTTTTCTATCATGCACAGACTCCCTCTGGGCTGTCTGGAGGTCTCCCTCCAAATTCTTAATTTGTTCCTGCATCGCCTGAACCTGCTGCATTAACTGCTGCCTCTCCTCTGTGCGACGCAAGATACCTTCTTTATCAAATATTTCTGGATTCTTTTTCAATACTTCCACCTTGTCTACAATACCCATCTGGTAAGCTTCCATATATACCCCGAGTTCCGCCCATTTATTAGTGGGCAATGTAGAACCGGGTTCTATGCGTAAATCATGCTGACCGAGATTGTGACGTTCTTTTTTAATATCAAGGATGGCGCCAATCTTATCATCATAGTAGTTTGCCATAACTTCTGTAATATCGTTATTAGCCTGCACCAGCCTGAATATTTTCTTATATGTATAATGTCCTTTAGAAAGATTGTATATAACTTTACCAAGCCTGTTAATACTAAATTCAATATCGCGCAGTTTAGACTTGGGGCGTTCTGTTCCAAGCGCAATCATGCGTTCCGTACCTTTTACTGTTTCCGGCGCCTTTTCAGCAAACCCGTGCATCATTTCAGGTAAACCAAAAGTAAAGTCAATATAAAACTCACACTGCTGTATTAGTTTATAAAATTCACCTGCTAACGGCTGGGGTGCTGGAAAATGCGGCTCACCCTGCGAACTGTCAACCTCTATAACGGCATTTGGGTTAGCCCAATCCCGTTCCAGTTGACCAACATCTTCAACACTGCCGAGGGGAACCAGTAGCTTTAGTCCCGCTGACGCCTGCGCGTGTGATAGTGCCAGTGACCATAACTTGTTTAATAAACGCTGCATGGGGCGGGCTCTGGAAACGTCTGACTTGGGATATGGTGTCTCTGTCCATATGTTAGGCATTGGGATAATTGGATAATGCTCTGTATTTAAGATTGATTCATAAAGCACTATCTGACCAATAGATGCACAAACCTTTATACGTGACTGTTCTATTGGTATAACTTCATATTGTCCTGCCTCGACACGCTGTTGGTTGTCCTCAATAAAACCAATATATTCCTCCTCGCTTAATATAACCTCTTCACCACTTTGCATATCCAATACACGATAAAACTTTACCCTTATCTTAAAAAATCTTTCCAAAACCTGATACTTCTGTCTCTCGAAATAATCTGAACTGTCAACTTCAGCAGGTGTGAATACCTTACGCATGTTCTTATTCTGCGAACTTGGATAATCCTCATCTATATAAGTATCCAAATCCTGAATAAGTCCATCCTCTTCCTCGCCGCTCTCCTCATTCTCATGGGAACCAAGTTCTGGATACAAGCTTACCACCTGTTCACCAGTCAATATTGTAGACAGTATCACGCCTTCAGCGTCATCATACCAGCGGTTACGTGTAGCTGGCGGCACATAAACTCTGAAAGGATTTACACAATTAAATTTTACATCACCTCTGCCAAAATCTGATTCCGGGTCAATATAAACATACAAATAACCCATACCTGTCGTAGCATAGTCATGGATAGCCTGTTTTAACTGGGCATCTCCACTTGAGTTTTCCCATACATAGCTAACAATATCCCGCCATAATGAAGCAGCTTTTACATCTGAATCCTCTCTAGGGGTAATTGTAAATGCCGGGGGACGAGAGGTTAAAACAGCTTTAAACTTTTCAATTGCCGGGCCAATCCTGTCCATAGGCACATCAGCCTGATTTCTGGAGCGTAAGTCATCTATCTCATCAGAACTAAAATGATTTCCAAGAAAGAAATCAATATCATAACGTGCCTCTGTATCCCAATCAGCTCTTGAATCTCTCCAACGACGGTATAATTCTTGGTTATGCTCTGCTCTCTGGTCTGTTTCTAATACCATTATTCTGGCTCATTTTCTAATCTTTGCAAGAGCACCTTACCAAGCAACCCGTGCAATTGAGGACTCATTGATTCAGGGTTAATTGCCCTTCTCTGTAATAAACTTCTTTGCCTTTTAGACAATGGTGTTTCCATACCAAAAGAAGCCATATAAGCAGGAGATAGTTTTGGCACCTGCTGCTTTGACATATACATTTCCCCGTTTTCCTGTCTCATTACATATTCATCAGGGGGCAATGGTGGAATTATACGCCTGTCATCCGACATACCCATTAAACTATCCATAGCATCTGAATCAATACGCTGTCCTTTACCGACACCTAATGATTTTAACATCTGCAGAGCCATACGTTTTTTATCTTCAGCGATGTTCATCTCTTCACCAGTGAATGGGTTTACTTGCCGTCCAAAATCTGCCTCGCTTGGCTCATATGGTGGTCCTTGATAAACCTGTCCACCCTCTTGGTAATTATTACCAGATTTAGGTGATTTAAAACCAATTTCTTTTTTTAGAGATTGCTTATCTATGTTTTTATATGATTGATATTCATCATAACCCAGTATAGTCTCCATACCAACCCATCCTTTATCTGGAGTATAGAACATCATACGCATAGGCGCATTCATCATTGTTGAATCATCCATATCTGGGTTTCCACTAACCCATTCACCGTCAATTAAATATTTAGGATGGTGAGGATATTTACCCATCGCTGAAAAAACTGGCTCAAGTGGACTGCCTTTGGGTATCTTATCCTTGTCACTACCATGCGTCTCCATTAATTGTAATTCTAATAATAGTTGGTCGAGAGTTTTTTTAGGTTTTTTTTCATTTTCTATCTTCCCACCCTGTTGATAACCGGGACCAGATACTTGCCATTCTCCCGGATATTCAGGACCGGATATTTGCCAGTTCCGCTGAGGTGTTTCTGGTACAACGGAAAATTCTCGACCACCTCTACCTTGAATACTTGGGGCAAATTCTCCACGTGCTGCGCCAGCTTCAATTCCTTGATAATAATCTTGAAGTCCTCTCTCTCCTTTAGATGCTAACGATTCAACAAATCTGTTCATTGTAAACTCCTCCAGCCCCGGGACATCAGCATATCTATTCATAGTAAATTCGCTTAAATCTGGAATTGGATAACCTGCTGGTCCACCGACTCGGTTGCCACGCACCTCTCCACCCTCTTGAAAATGCGGGGGTTTAGCGTTTTGTAAAGAGTTGGCTACTGTAGCGGAGGCAATCAGCTCGTCAATAGCGCTG